TGGATTGCGTGTCCAGAAGGATAGGCTGGCGTATTTGCTGAATCCGAGTGTAATAATGTCCCGTTTTTTTCATTGATGATTTCGGGTGCAATTTGTTCAGGTCGCGCCCGATTGTAAATCCATTTCATCATTTTCGCTATAAATATGACACGGGTATTCGTGATGATTCGGTCCATTTCTTCCACCGACATCTCGTCTGATTTTATTAGAGATGTAAACGCAGCTGCCGGATTCATGTCTGTCATTCGAAAAAATGCAATATCACTGGGCATTCGCTTCATAATGTATTCGGATACGACAATATGGACTTCGGCGCGACTATCTGGAAACGATTTACCGAAACTAGGTATCGTGAGATTGAATGAGGGATACCACCAGTAATAACGTTTTTGTTGAACAAGAAGAACAATAATATAAACAATTGCTAAAACTACGAAAATTCTAAAACGGTCAGGATCGCGTTCGACAATATGATAATGATATGAATTAAAACGTTCTCGCAGTTCAGTAACTGAACCACTTTCTTTTTTAGGTGGCGGTAATCCTATCCAGGTTCGAAACTCGTTGAATTGTGGTAGTATAACCATATTTCTGTAATATATACTAGTTGAAGCATATATTATAGTAAAGCAGTGTGTCCCGTTATATTTATACACGAAGAGGTGTGGGGAATCCAACGAGGTTGGCGCCGATACCGAAACCAGCGCCAGTCCTTGCAGATACTGCAAGACTCGGGACATAGGTATCGAGGATACTGAAGGTAGCAGCAGCCGTAAGAGCAATCAATGCAACCTCATCAAATGACAAACTGCGTTTAGGGATGGCGTAGGCTGCAATAGCAACCATAACACCTTCCACTAAATACTTGATGGTTCTCTTAACGAGTTCGCCTAAATCAAAAACTCCAGACATTGAGGGATTTATTATAAATAATAAGAAGAAATTAAAATAAAATGAAATGAAATGGAATGAAATGAAATGAAATGAAATAGAATGAAATGAAATGGAATGAAATGAAATGGAATGAAATGAAATGCGTTAAAACACTTAAATAAAGTATAACCTAGTATATTATAATTCAAAAAGGTTATTCATTTCCGCGCTTCATTATGTCATTTCCACCCCCTTCAGGCGTTGAACTAAAGCATACCCATAACGGCAATGTTAATCCTAAATATATCGACTTGTTAGAGGAAGACAAACCGATTGCCGGACAAAAGTTTGCGTGTCTTTCTTTTGTTTCTCCAGAACATATTTTGAAACAGAAGGATCATTTCTTTTTTGAGAAGTTTCTTCATTACTGGGATTATCAGAAGTCGATGGAGAAGTTCATCCAGTTTCTTAATTTCGTATCATTTAAGCACCACATTAATTTTGACAAAATCTCGGCCGATTTTCAAGAGTTCGCTAAAGAAGAGAAGGAGATTCTTCAAAAGACAAATATTTACGATGAATATAAGTCTTTTTTGGATAAGCACGAGGACGATATCGAAAACGAGTTCAATGAGAAGCACAACTTCCAGACGACCGTGCGTGGACTGAAGGTGCGTGGTGTGTTCGGGTCGCAGAAGGAGGCCGAGTTGCGTTGCCAGATGTTGCGTGAGGTGGATCCCAACCACGATGTATTCGTCGGACCTGTGGGGATGTGGGTTCCATTTCACCCTGATGCATACAAGACTGGGCGTGTTGAATATATGGAGGAGACGCTAAATCAGTTGATGTCGGAGAAGAAGAAGAACGAGGACCAGGCCAAGACTGAATTTGATAAGCGTGTCAAAGACACGAAAACCAAGGCGATTCAGGAGAATATCAAGTTGGCGAAGGAGAGCGGAAATAAGTTGACGCAGATGTTGGCAACGGATGGTGAGACATTGGTGGATGCAAAACCTCGGGATCTCGTGGTGGATGCAAGTGAGAGTGTCGGCGGTGGTATTTGGAATGCTGGTGATGACTCGGCGTCAGTGACTATGACAGTCGAAGAGATGAGAAAGGAACTCTTTGAGAGCGAGGATGTCGTTATGGATAAGCATAGCGACCACGGATTGTCGAAGTTGTCCGGGACGGGCGCGAATGAAATGGATAATGTTGATTAGTAGTTAAATGCTAATTTTGGCAAACCGCTTTATGGTAGCCTAAAGCGGTTTTCTATTGAATTCTAATTTTAGAATCTTGCTTTTGTTGAAACAAAGTAAGATCCTTATCATTTACCGTGACATAATGTTAACCAACTAATATAATGTATTTTCAGTGTCACCACTTACTCTTCTTGACATTAATCTTGGGCGCCTTGCTGGTTTTTGACGCGTTTGGATCATACGCTTGCTCTCCTTCATCGTCAGAACCGAGATTTTTCGAGATTTCCCAGAACTCCTTACTGCCCAACTTGAAAGGACCGTGCTGTTGCGCCTTATACCAGAAGATTTGGTCTTGTAATTTGTTCGATTTCGCGTTATTATTGATGACGAGGCACTCATAATTCTCGGTGCACTGGTCCATCACCTGGCAAAAACTCTCAAAAGTGGGGAACATACCTGCATAATTGTCATAGATTCGCTTACGGTTCGCAATATATGGTTCACGTAGAATAAAAACGTAGTCGATATTGGTGCGGAGATTTGGAGGGATACCGAGTGGATATTGCATTGTGATGACTAACATGATCTTCCAATGACGCCCGTTCATGAAGAGGAGGCGCATCATCACGTCCTTCGTCCATTTGTTATCATACAAACAGTCGTCCAACACAACAAATGTGCGCGGATCAATGGATGATTTTTTATACATATCATATTCCTTCTTCACCTGCTTCAACACTGCTTTCTGACGTTTGAGAATATTTTCGATAATCGCGGTATTATACGCATCATGAATGAAGAGTTTGGGCACATGTGCAGCAAAGAAACCGTTGCCGGCTTCTGTTCCGGAGATGACTGTTCCAATCGGAATATCCTGATGATGAAACATGAGATCCTGCACGAGAAAACTTTTACCGGTATCACGACGTCCAATGAGAACGATCACTGGACCCTTGTTTTCATCTGGACGAAAACTGATTGCTTTCATATCGAATTTGGCAAGTTCTAGATTCATGTTGGTATGATGTAATAAAAATTGGATATATTATTATTTGTTTCATTTTACGAATGGAATGGAATGGAATGATTGCCCGTTTAAAATAAATATAAAACTTCTATTTATCAATCATATTACATTTCATTTAGGAACAAACAAACATGTCTTCGACCAATGCAACCGCATTTCAACTTCATTACAGAAAACATAAATATACGCCGGATACAATTGAACCGGCTTTATTGTATGATATCCAGAATTATATTCCTATTTATTCACGATTCTTTGATCTCAATGATATCAACTATAATGGTATTCAGTTGAATCAAAAGTATTACTTACAAAATATTATATCGCATCCATCACAAATTATGGAGAGTGACCGTTCGGACGACCGCGACCGCGACCGCGACATTCGCTCTCTAAATCATTTAGAAACAGTGATTGCAGATGATAATGGAAACACAAACAATGTCCCCATATTTGTGAAGTATTCACCATTATTAGATCCGATTCGTTATCTCTCGGGTAAATATCAGGTTCATCAGAATAAGACCCGCGCTCTTCCTAAATATAATTCTACGCTAGATGATTGTGAAGAGAAGATTCTGAATACGAACAATACATCCTATGTGGACGGGTTCTTTTCGTATTTAACAAGTCGTGCACTTCACACACATGGAATCGTTCATGGCGTCGATTATTATGGCAGTTATTTGTGTAAACAACGAGAATTTTCCACGAATGTATTTGATGATATTGATTATCTCGTCGGGTGTTCTTTCTTCAATAACTATGAAAACGACCTTTTTACGATTGACTATTCTCAATTTGGAGATGACATCGACGGTGATCTCTCGGATGTGAATATTAGTAAGTTGATGAAGATCCGAAACAAGATGAAACCGCTCATTGGTTCAACCGGTGTAACCGATAATTATCTACAAAACGAGGAAGATTATTATAATATGAAAACCCGAATCAACATATTGGATGCAGAAACAATTACGCCGATTGAAGTCACCGATATGGGGTTTTCTACTGTTGTGAATGAAGAACCAAATATATCTGTAGAAGATGTTGAATTGAATGTAAATGATGCAACAGATATTGCTTCTACTACCACCACCGCATTACAACCCAAAAATCAAACAAGAGACCACGATGATATGAGTGATTCAGATTCATCATCT